AATCAGCTGCACCTGCTAACTTAGATAATGATATAATCATAGCAATTAAGTTAGCACTTCCACTAGAAAACTTTGATAATATTTCCAATTCACCATCGTCTATATAATCAGCAAGTTCTTCTAATCCCTTCCCAATTGATTCCATTGCACTATCAACTCCCACGAACGAAGCAAAATTTAATTTGGATAAATCATTTAACATAGGAATTATTGACAAATTAAGAGCCGGAAAATATTTTAATGCACCAAAGTCTGTATCATCAATTTCATCAAATAAATCATCAATAGATTCTCCAAGCAATTCCAACATATCATCTACATCATCGGGTAATTTTGCAATGTCAGATGATAATGTAGTCGCAAGTCCTGCAATTCCTACTGCCATTGTTGGTAACATACCTATTATCTTTGGTTTTGCATCTTCAAGTGAATTAATAAAGTCTGCCATACCATCAGATAAAGTACTCAATACCTTACCCATAGAAACTTTTATTCTCATTCCATTTCTTGCCATAGACGATAATAATATCTCCATTCCCATTGCCATGGCAGGTAAATTTAAAACTACACCTGCGTTGATACCTTTGAACATTTCAAAAAATCCATCTAGACTACTCGTAACCATTCCAAGTTTTTCTTCAAAGTCCTCGGAAATATTTACCGCAAATCCACTTAAATCTATTACAGAAAATCTTTCAAGAGCATCTGTTGCAGCTTGTAAGTTTCCACTTTCATTTGCAAATCTCAATATTCTATCAAGTGGATTTTCATTTAATTTATCTGTGTCAGCACCAAATAATCCAGCAATAGAATTTCCCATAGAACCTAGCATGTTACCCACACCACTCATCACAGAACCCATACCACCACCAGCACCCAATCCCATTAATGCAGCCCCTATTGCACTTATTCCACCAGCAATTCCAAATAAACTAGCAACTCCTATATCCGATAACTTGGATAATACAATCCCAAGTGAAAGCAATCCAGGTGTTGCAAGTTCTAACGCATATGCCAAAGGTAACAATGATGCTCCTAATCCAGCAAGTGCAACTGCACCTAATCCAAGCATCATTGCACCTACACCCGAACTCATAATTGCTCCCAATCCCGCAACAGCTGCAGTCAGTCCGATAAGTGCAACACCTGCAACTGCCAAGCTTTCCCATGATACTTCTGAGAATAACTGAAACCCGTAGGCAGCTGGTATCAAAGCAGCTCCCATTATTGCAAGTGCAATAGCACCTTTTATTAAAGAACTTTTTGTTGCGTCTAATGCTTTTGATACACCGTACAATCCACCCACGAGTGTTCCCATCGCAATCGTTCCTTTTGCAACCGATGCCCATTCTACTTTATTAAATTCTTGAAGTGCTTTTGATACAATCCACAACGCACCTGCAAGAATCCCCATGGCAGCTGCTCCTTGTATTAATTTCTTGGTATCAATTTTACCGAATCGTTCAATCAAACTAGGTCCTTTTGATCCAGATACATCCTCTGATCTACTTTTTATTTTATCCGTGACACTATCTGTTCCGAAATCCTTAAGTTTTTCAGTCGCACTATCTGTAACTTTTTCACCTATTTTTTCTGATGCTTCTTTTGCAGAATTTGTGAAAAATCCTTTCAACTTATCAAGTGCCGATTTATATGATTCTGGTTTTAGTATAGATGTAAATCCATCTTTAATTGAAGCAAAACTAGATCCAATAGAAGAAAATCCTGTTTTAATCAATGAAAATAATCCAGTAAACATTCCAGATAATGGTTTGAAAAATAAGAATCCACCTGTTATTATTCCAAAAACTGACCAAAGAGAAGTTCCCCACCCATCAAACATATTTTTTAATACTTTTGCATTTCCTGTCAGTAATGAAAGCATTCCAAGTATAAGTTCGAAAGGTTTCACAAGTAATCCCAATACAAAACCAAGAACTTTAAATGTCGGTACTAATAATTCGGCAATTGCTAAAAATGAAGGCATCAAATTTTTAACAACAGGAAGCAATGCAGTTTTTAACTCAAGAAACGCAGCGTTTAATTGATCTTGCACAGCCTTTTGTGCTTCTAGTTCTTGAGTTTTTTGTAATTCTAATTCTAATTGTTCTTTTGCACTTAATTTAGACTCAGTTACTTTTTTATTAAGTTCTGCTAATTTTTGTTTAGCCAAATCGTTTCCGGAATCAGCAAGTTCTTGTAATAATCTTTCTCGTTCTATACGGTCTCTTTCAGTTTTTTCTAAATCATACAAAGTAGAAAGTTGAACACCCATAGCATCAGCAATACTTTTTTGTTGCCATCTACTCATATTAGCCAAACCACCTTGTTGTTTTAAAATTGCCAACTGCTCCTCTGCCATTTTTTGAGCATCACCTTCAAGTGCAAGCGATCTTAATTTATTAAGATTGATTCTTCTACCGAACATGGTATTCATTTCCATCTCCGATCTTATACTACTTTCAAAATCTAATAATTTATCAGCAGCCGATGCCATATCTTCAAGTGATGTACCCATTTTACGAGCTTCTACAGCTGCTTTGGCTAAATTTTTTGCTGAACCACCCGAAAATATCATTGCTTCTTCACTTGCTCCGGATATGTCGGACATCACTTTTGAAAAACTAACACCATATTTTTCAGACAATTTTGATATGTGCATTAGACTTTTAGTTGCTTGTTCTCCTGTTTTTGCTCCAAGTTTCATCATGGTACTTATAGCACCCGCAGTTACCTCACTTGCAACACCAAAGTTCTGTTTTATTAATGCAACATTATCAATTGTATCTTGTGTAAGATGTGTATGACTTGAAAATACTTCACTTAACGCAGTTGCAGACTCTCTTGCATCTTCCAGAGTTACACCGTATCTTAAAAATTCATCTCTTGATTGTTGAATCATATCGCGGATTTCGGTGGTAGATGAAATAGATAAACCCATATTTTCACGAAACGCACGACCTGCTTCTTCTATTTTTCCAAGTTCACTATATGCACTTTTTAACATCAATATAAATGTACCAAATGCCGCTAGTGTAAGAACTACAGGATTTAACAATGCGTTTGCTAAAATTGATCCAAAACTTTTTAACGCACCCGTAATAGAACTAAATCCTGCTTTGAGTGCATGAGTTGTTGACTTTGTATCGGATAATGTTTTTAATGATGCTTCAAGTGCTTCATTTAAAGAATCTTTTATCATTTTAGATGCGTCTGATAATGGTTTTTCTAAAAACGCATTGATATAGTTACCAACAAGTGGAAGTTTATCTATTGTATCTGTGATACTACTTTGTATCGAATCTATACTACTTTCAGCTTCTGTTTTTAATGCTTTTGCGGACTCTAATAATTTTTTTTTATTTTGACCCATTTCATGCAATGCATCATTTGACTTTTTAATGTTTTCTAGATTTTTTTCAGATGTTCGTAATATATTTGAATTGTTTAATGAAATGTCCATCATCATTCTAGATGTAGTTCCACCCTGTTTTACTATATCAAGCATAGTTTCTAATTGTTTATCTCTAAAGTGCTTGAGTGCCGTTTCTTGTGCAAGTAATTCTTTATTACGTGCAGTTTCCTTGACAAGACTCTCTTCGAGTTGTTGTAATTTTTCTAATCTGGATGAATAACTTGCATCACTTGCATCTAATACAAACAACGCATCTTTTTCTAAGGCAATTTTTTCTTCTAGGTCAGGAATTGCAACTTCTGTGCTTTGTTTTATCAATTCACCACCATCTGCTATTCGTTTTGATAAATCTTCTTGATGAGCAAGTAATGTGTTCGTATACTCGGAGTGGTTACCTGCACCTTTTAAATTTGTTTTTACTTCTTCTGTTAAAGATTTTATTTTTGTAAAGTAACTTTCTGTTTGAATCAAATTGTTTGCCATAGACATTACTTTGTCGTCACCTACGATTTCAATAGCCTCTTCTAAATTTCCATCTTTGATATGATTACTGATTTTATTTGCGTGGTCTCGTATTTCACTTAACCCAGGTGATATATTCTTTTCAAATGCGTCTTGCATTTTTTTTGAAAAGTCTTCAGTCGACCACTCTACAAATTCATCTGCCATGTTTTATCAAAGTTCCACAAACGGTTTTAGATTTGGATCATTATTTATTGCGTTTTTCAAATCTTCTCTGCTCGTAAGACCAAGTCGTTTCAACTTATTTTTAAATTGTTTTGTATCTTCAACATACTTGTCAAACGCAGAACCAAGTCTTGGGTCAGAGAACACACCCTTTGCAATTTTTCCTGCTTTATTTTTGAAAATAGCAGTTACAAGTTTTCCAAAAAATTCATTTAATTGTTGCTCTTCAGTTAGATTTTGTTTTTTTGATTTATTATTTGTTTTCATATATAAAATTCCTATTCGTACATATATCCATGTATAAATATATGCTTATAGAAAATTATATATAAATCACCTATCTAAATGAAGACTTTGAACGAGGTCCAGAAGATCTAGCACTTTGCTTAGACTTATTTTGTTGTTCTTTTATTTGCTCAGATTCTTTTGTTTTTATATCAAGAAGTTTTTTTGCGTAAAACCTTCTCAAATAAATCGGCAAATTATATACTATGCTTTGATTAAAAGCACCTTGACTATAATAGCAGAGATTAAAAATCTCTTCGTGCAAACTTATTCTATACTCTGGTGGAAGGGTAAAAAAAGTCGACCCCGAGAGGGATCGTCATCCTTTCAGTATAACCGGTGTCTTCCGATTCAAAGTTAAATGTCATATCTAAGTCTGGTGTATTTTGCTTGATATGTTCACGAAATGCTAAACTATCTCTTGCAAGTAGTTCTTTATCTACAAAATTTTTAATTTTAGCACGATCATCATCACCATCTAATGTTTGAATAACATACTTTAATCGTGTAGTAACTTCGGATGTTTCATTCTTATTCTTAGAAAACTTTTTCATGCTTTTGATTTCAAGGTCAATTGATTGTTCATCTGCGTGTGTAAGAAGTTTCCAATGAACTTTTCGTTTACTATAAGGAAGTTCATATTCAAATAAATTTAATCCTTTTTCATAACTTTCAAAATCGATTTCTCTTGGATCGAGTTTAGTTAAGTCAATTGAATCTTCTACATCGTCACCGGTGGACGGATCTTTAAACTTTATCTGATAATCTTTTCCATATGCAAGTACACGAGCTGCAATAAAAATCGCATTTTTGTCACCCACTAAAATGTCATCTAATTTTACATTTGGTGTAACAATTAATTGTTCAAGAAGTTTATCTAAAACTACACCTTTTTTAATTAAGTTTTGTGATGTCAAAATATCTTCTTCACGTGCAGTCATATACTTAATATCAATTCTTCCACTTGCAAGTGGACTGCTTTGTGAATAAAACCAACCTTTACTCGGTAAGTCAATTACTTCACTTGGGTATTCAATTTTAGTTGGTGTGTCGGATTGAAATGAAGCTGCTGAACTTGTGGTCTGTGAATGAGTAGTGGTTGTTTCTTGTTTTGTAGATGTACTTCCTTCTACTGCATCTTTTGTAGCTTGCATTGCCCGTTTTACTTCTTCGGGTATTTTAATACTTTCTTCGTTTTCCATAAATCTATAACCTTTTAAATAATAATAGTACAATATATACTACTATATATACATATACAAGAATAAAATTTTTAATAGCAAATTAAAAATTATCCAGCAAGAGAAAACTTTAAAATACCCTTATGATCTTTGTAATCAAAAAAATCAGAAGTCTTTTTACCTTTCCAAATTTTCATTGCAGTAACTCCGATTTTTCCATCATTGAATACTATTTTTTTTCCACCCTTTGTAGTAAATACCAATCGTCCTGAATTTGTATCAATATCATAGTTCTTTTTAAACTTTTCAGTTTTAACTTGACTCAACAAGAATTTAACAAGTTTTGCGTATGAACTACTTAGTCCTTCAAGCATTATTTCAGTCTTTAAGTCCTGCTCTATTTCTTCAAATATAGAAATTACTTGGTTTTTTAATTCAGTGTTTTTCATTTTGTATAAATATATACGCAAACAAAAAAAAAACTCCCAAACGGGAGTTTTTTTAAAATACAACCTTGTATCAATAAATTAGTATTGAAGAATTGCGTAATCATACGCAACAGTCAATTCTACATTCAAAGGATCTCCTGTTGCCCAATCTAATGTTCCAAAGTTGACTGCGGTACAAAAAGCACCTTTGATTGTCCATTCTTCAACTTTGTCACCGACTGGTCCAAGTAGATTGATTGTTAAATCTTTCTTGTAGAAATCTGCGTAACCATTTCTTCCTGTTACAGATTCGTGTGAAAGACGAATCCATTCCATAGCAGCCTGAGCTGCACTAGGTACTACAGGATCATAAAGTGTCATTGTGATGTCTTGCCATTCTGCTTTTCCACCACGTAGTTTTCTTTTGATATTAATGTGATCGATTGTCACTGGATCAATATTAAGATTTGGACGACTTACACCTTTGATAAGGTATGAAGGAAGACCGTCCATATACATAATAAATCTGTTTACTGTTTTTGGCTCAAACGCCGTAAAAAACATTTCATTTACATCTATTACTTCTGCCATTGTTGTTCTCCTTTAGAGGTTGTATTTATCATAAATATTTGTTAAAAATTTCAAAATTGTTTTTTTTTAATTTATTTCAATTATAAATATAAAGTTTATCGAAAATATATGTATTTATTTTTTCGTTAGTTTCTGTCCCACCAATTTTGCACTACCATATAATACCGCACTTACAAATTGAATATGTTGTGGACCAGGCCAAGGAAATGACAATCCAAGCATACCCGTTGCGAACAAAGTAAGCAATGCCATTCCTTCAGGACCAGCAAATAATTTGGATAATGTAAAACCTCCACCGAGTGCCATTATCATATCACCCATATCGAAATCATAATCAGCATTACCTGTAAATGTCATATTCAACCAAATATAAATTAATATTCCAGCCACAGCAATTCCCGCAATTCGTTTGGTTTTCGGGTGTTTTGCAAGAAACGCATCTAGATCTTTTAATTTTTCTTCAGTCCACTTTCCAACTTTTGTATTAGCAATATATTCACCAATTGCTTTAATGACTTGTTTATATGCGGTGAATCCCATTTTGACAATTTTAAAAAGATACTTCATACTGAATTTTATTTTTGCAAAAAACTTAAAAACTATTTTGTTCATGAATAATTTTATTAGGTCTTTGAGTTTTACAGATACAATATCTGTCAACTGCTTAATAAAACCCCATATTTTTTTGATTGGTCCGGGAATCAATATTTCAGTTATATAAACATTGTCTTCCAACAAATTATTTTGATTAACAAATGAAACGAAATTTTCGTACATTATATCATCAACTATACTTGTTAAATCGGTATTCATAATAATAAATATATATAATCACAAAAAAACCCCCCAAGATTGGGGGGTTTTAATTTTAATAAATCAATAATTTATATTAACCAAAAGATGCACCAGTTGCTTGAAGATTGAAATCAACAATTATGAATTCAACTGCCCTTGCTGGTTGCAAGAAGATTTGTCCATAAAGAATATTTCTGTCAATCAAATCAGGTGTATTGTTTGATTCATCCATAATAACATTAAATGCATAAAGACCTTGTCTTTGTTGTACTGCTTCTAAGTATGGATTTACAATTGCCAAGAACTTGTTACGAGTTGCAGCGGTATTTTGTTCAAACAATAAGTAACGAGATGTACTTGCTACAAACTTCTTAAGATTAATAAGCAAACGACGAACATTGATTCTGTCAAGTGCTGATGCACGACGTTGTAAGGTTTTTTGACCAAAAGCAACAATACCTTGACCAGGAAATGCAGCGATTGGATTAACTTTACCTTCATACAATTCATCACGTTCTGCGAAGGTAAGACGATCCATAACACTAACTGCTTGCTCTAATCCACCACGATTCAAACCAGCGGGTGCAAACCATTCAGCAGCGGACTTATCGTTTGCAGCGTAAACCGCAGGCATCACCGCACTTGGTGGATAAACTTGCAATGCATTCGTTGCAGGATCAAGAATTTTAACCCAAGGATAATATGTTGCAGCGTAATTACTATCAAGTGTAGATGCTTGTGCAACTGCTTCTGTAACTTTTCCAGGTTGTCCTGTAGCAGATACACAATCCAAAATATAGAAACAATCTTCACGTGTTTCACATAAATCTACACCCATATTTACTATACTACGATGTAGTTCCATACTAAGACCAGGTGTTGTCAATAAGTTGATATCAAATTCATCTTGATTACTTAATGCTTTAAATGCTCTTTCATATGCTTGTGAACCAGGTGAGAATCTTTTACTACAATCCATCCCTTGAACATTATTTGGTGAAATATCAGCACCAAGCATGATTGGAAGAACAGGAGAATGACCATCGTCACCACCTTGGAATCCTACGAGAAATCTTCTTTGCTTTCTTGCATCATATTCATCGGTTGCACTTGCAGGTTTTGCTGGAATTGGTTCTACTACTTCAGTTTGAAGAACCCCATCAATATCCATATAAACTTCACCCGATGTATCTAAATAGAATCCGGTACCTGCGTGTTGTGCATTCTCAGGAATTGGTTTAAACAATTCATTCGTATCCTTAGACGCATTTGGCATAACCAATACACCATCAGGAGAGTCTTGATTAAATACTGCACCTGAGAAGTATCTTCCAGGAACTCTGCTATACTGAGATGCTCTTGAGTATTTGGGTTCAGGTAGATCGTAAAAAGGAATTCCGTTTGAATTTACTGGACTACCAAATGGAGTTTTATATGCAGCGTGTCCATAAGGAATACATTGAGTTGGTGCAGATGCTTCAACTGGCATTTCTATGCGAATCCAATTACTTCTGTTGGCATAATCACCTCTTTCAATTACCTTACCCATTTCATTGATGTATGTATAACGGTCACCAATTACTCTAGCAATATATCTTGGACTTGCGGGATCTAATGTTAACTCACGATAATCTTCAAGAACATCTTGAGTTTTATCGTTGTCATTTATACCACGAACAACCAAACTAAATGAACCATATTCAGTTCCGTCTAGTGTTCCTGCGGTTTTTACATTATATATACCAACTTTAATTTCACTATTAGCAGAACGACCAAAACTACGAGTTGCAATTTTAAATAACTCATATCGTGTTCCACTTACTATTTGAGACATAATAGAAGGAGTGTGAGCAGGACGACAAGCATGCTCTCCTTGTCCTGCACCATCATATGGTTTATATTGATAATCAGGATCGGAAGCATTTGGTGTACCATCGTTATCAGCATCACCATCTAAATCAGAAAAGTTTAAAAAGTCATCACTAACTGCGATATGCAATTTAAATTTTGCACCTGCAAATTCGATTAAATCAAATATGAATTGTTGCGTACTTTCAAAGTATGATGCCCAATATCCTGGTTTCTTATTTTTTTGAGGAGATTTTCCAAAAACATTAATAAGTGTACTTGAATCCGATGGATTAATGCTGAACGAAAATGTATCAAGATGAGACTGAGTTCCTTGATATACTTGATTTAGTTCAAGTTGCCCTTCGTAATGTCTTACTGAAATCATTACAGGATTACCTTCATCATCGAATTTTGGATTTCCTTCTATATCGTTTTCTTGTACTAGTTCTTTAAATAAAGGCAACCCTTTATCCATATCCAACTGAATACCATCTTCGGTAATTTCAATATCAAAATCTCCATCTCCTGAAGTATCTACTTCCTGATTTTCCATATCTAAAAGACGGGTACCTCTAAATCCAATACTTGTTTGATTTGGAGATGCTAAATCTTTCTTTGCAATTAATTGTTGTGTTGCAGGATCAACTTCAGTTAGTGTATTTGCCAAGACTCCTAAAATATAAGGTTGAGTTTGAATGTCACCTTCTGTAACACCGAGTTCGTTATCTTCGTCTAAACTTCCCGACTCGTAACTTGCGGTGAGTATAAGTGCATCGGATACTTTGTGACCTTCAAGTGCACCAGTTCTTACAATTGTAACAACTCCTTGGTTTAATAAATATTCACGTGCAGTAAACGGTTGATAATACAAACCTTGTGGTGTACCGAATAATGCTTCTAATTGATTCACACTTCTTACTACGGTAGGTGAAAATGCTGGACCTTTTGTGAAAGGACCTACAACTGCTCCTCCGATTTGACCGATTCCCTCAACTAAGTAAGTTGAATCGATTTCGTTTGTGAAAACTGCTGGACTAACTATACGCTCTGCCATCTTATGGTGTCTCCTATAATTGGGTTAATGATTTAGATTTAAAACTTTTAAGATAAATATGCAAAAAAAATTCCAAAATTTAATATTTAACTAAAATATCAATTTTTAATATATATTCCTGACTCTATATCAAGTTGTCCGTCTCCATATTTACGTTTAAGTCTTTCCAACATTATAGTTTCTTTATTACCGAATTCTAAAAATGTTTTATTTAAAGTTTTTTCGTTTTCTTTTAATCGTTTAAGTTTACTTTTTAATTTAAATCGTTCAGCACTGATTTCACCAAACGCAATTAAAAGATTTTGATATTCTGCATTTAATTCAAGTATTTCAGTTTGTTCTTCTTTTGTTATTTTTATTTGAGAATTATTATCCATACAATTATCATACATCATTTTACAACAAATTCAATAAAAAACTAGTCTTGATAGACAATTTTAATTAATTCATTTTTTTCATATGATTTTATTTTGATTTTCTTTGTATCACCAATCGTAGTAATAAAATATTCATTTGATTCTAATTTTTTATTTTCGGATAAATAATCCCAAATTAAACTTCCATCACTTTCTAATTTTAAATTAAAATTTCTACCACTTACATTTAATGTATAAATTTCTTCATCTGGTAAGATTCTAATATTAAATTCTCTCACCTCATCATCTGTAATATATATTTTTTTTGTTTTTCTATTTAACAATAAGTTTTTTGATGTTTCATTTAATTTTTGCTTAATTTTTATTGCCATTTCTTTTTTACTAGGAACAATTGTATCATATGTGTTTATTGCCTCTAATCCGAATTTAACTTTTCTAGTACCAAGTGTCCGTTGTACAGTTGTTTTATTATCAAATACTCTTGGTAATAAATATGCATTTACGGTTAATGTAAATGAAGTAGATACTGAACGGTCATCGTCACTCGGAACTTCCACTGAATTTGTAAATGAATCTATACTTGCTCTGAATTTTAATCGTGTTGGATCACCCCAGTAATCTCCTTCTGCAAAATTTATTGTTTCTACCAGACTATTCATTTGTTGAACATATTCTGTGGACATATTAAATTCATATGTCAATACTACATGGTCTGGAAATGTTACATTATGCACTTCTGCTAAAGGATGTGCGTTGTTTAATAAACTAAATCTGTCATATGAATTTTTATTACTATATTTTTTTACAAATGGCACGGAAAGGTATTTGTTGAAAGTTACAAATGATTCATCCTTTGATACTCCCGTTCGTGTAAAAACAATCATAGGTCGTTGTAATTGACCTTTTTCATCACGATACACTCCGTCTGATTGAATTGCACTCCACCTTTCTGGTGAAGCATGCCGTATAGGTACTGAGACCAATGTGTTATTTTCTCCCACTACTTGTGGATTTATAACCTTCGTAAAATATTCGTATATTATATTATCTATGTCTAATAAAGTTATAGAAAAATTTCCAAATGCACCGAGTTTGTCTGATACCTTAGTTTTTTCTGCACGATTATCCGAATACAATTTATGATTGGATTTTTTTAAATTCGACATACTTGGATCATTATCCACATTTGGTACAGGTTTACTTAAATCAACCGTAAACTCTTCTTCTGTACTTAAGTTTTTAAATGTTACAAACGGATTATTTACATTTTCAAAATCCATTATTGTTGCCTCGGTGTTATGTTTAATTTACTTTTTCTAGACATATGTGCATTGCATAGTAAACTATAGTTTTTTTCAGGTTGACCTCCCAAAAATTGATTTTCTACTACATTTGAAATTTCAAAGTATGAGTTTTCCCAATAAATTATATCACCTACCTCAGGATATATTTTCTTTATTTCACACAATTTTTGGTGAAATTTAAATACTGTTCCTTTTTTAACATCTGGTCCGAATCCTTCATAGTTAGTAGTCTGTGGGTCAGATTCAACTAAACATGATGTATTGACTCCCTCATAGTAGATTTTATCCATACTCTCACCGTAAACAGTTGACTTGGTGTAATATGGATTGATTTTATATAACACAACCAATTGTTCTATTATGTCTCCCAACAACTCACCATTAAGACTATTCATAAATCGAACATCTCTTCGTGTAAAATATCTTCCTCTGGATCTATCCATTACCCTATATACAAAAAGTTCGGGACTTTTTTAAGATTTTCCTGCAAATTATCCGAAACTTGATTTAATTGCTCACTTGTAGTACTACGACTCGTCACTTCAAGATCCTCTCTAAGTTCTGTTATAAGTGTTTCTTTTTCTTGTTGTGCTTCACCACGTAATTCTGCTCCATCTAAAGATGTTTCTCCTCCTGGAATTGGTATGCTTTGATATTTTGCACGAATTGCTCCTAACAATTCTTTACACAATGCCAAATAATATTTCATAATCCATCGTTTTCCAACATCGTTTATACTCCCAAAATTGTGAAATTCATATGGAGCGTTACTTACATCTGTAACATTACTTTCGCATTGCGTACTTAATTTA